GTTTTCTTTTCATCACAGGTCCAAATTTCTGTTTCAGATGTTGTGCCTGTGATTTTTGCCAAGTCAAAGAAACCAAGACTGGCGGTATGTCGCACAATATCAAATATTGAATCTTTCAAGATTATTCTCCTTTAATTAATTGTAGCGTATTTAGAGTTAGATGTCAACTAAATTAGTAAATTGAATGAGGAATATCATCATTAAAATTACGGTTAGTTGATGCAAGAATTGTTCGGCGCCAAGCCATTGCCAATAATGCTTATTACGATATGATCTGGCTCCGTATCGCATATGGATCCAGTCAACATGATAATGTATAAAGGCTTCTAAAAACAAGAGTGCTACAATAAATTTTATTTCAATGTGAAATAATTGTAAAATCACCAAGGTACCAAACGCATGGTGCATAATATGTTGTAAACTAAGCCAACTACCATACTTTCTTTTACTAATAGCGATTTCATCTGTTTGTAGAACAAATTCGCAGATAAAATGTTTCAGTAGCATTAGGATAGCGAACTGAAAAAGTATGTAGTCACGTAGTATCACATATAATATTTATTTAATCATGGCAATCAACTAAACAATAAATCAAAAGCAGTTTTTTGATCACTGGCACTAATATCCCATTCTAACACACCAATGAGGTTGTCTACCTTATTATCAATAATAGTTTCTTCCATGGCTGCGTGATCAAATGGCAATTCTTTAAACCAATCAGGCAGTCTAAGTTCATCAATGGGATAAGCAATACTGGTAATGCCACTGGGATTAGATTTTAGTTTACAAACAATAACTTTCATTCCATCAGTGATCTCCATGCTACGTTGATCACTGTATGCTCGTTTAAATCTGTTCCAGTTAATAGCAGCCAGGGCATGTCCCACACCACATTTACCGGTTTTTTCAAATACTTCTGTGTGTTTAGTTAAGTTATTAACACGCTTGGGTGTTCCCTTTTCCCAACCAGGTCTTGCCTTAAATGCAGTTCTAAATTCATTTATGGCATCAATAACAACTTGTTTGTCCTGTCCAGTAAGAACCATGAGCAGTATTTCTTCCAAAAACTTTTGCATGAACTCAGGAGTATCAGCACGTTTAAGATCCAAGCCCATGGCTTTGATTTCACCAGGCTTATCCTTGTCAACACGTTTGCCTTCTTTGTCATAGATTAAGACAGCATAACGTTTCTTAGTTATATAAAGACCTTTACTGGCAACTACCTCACGCCCCGCCTTAATAACTTCACCATATGTGCTAGGACAATTGAATGCAGAATTCATAAATCCTGTAAAGCTGGCATTGACTTCTTCTGCCACGGCGTCATATAACTCAATAACCTTTTCTTTACCCCAGGCTATATCTCCTGAGTTTATTTGCTCCTGATAAATGGGATAGCCACTAAAGTAGCAACTGTCTGTGTCACCATATATGATACTAGGGCCAGTATGAGTGTATTCACCAGTAAACATTTCATTTACCTTACTGGCCATGTGCTTGGCCACACACCGACCTGTTAATGTGGTAGACTGCCCCATGCGATGATCAAAGAATCTGCTGCCAGCATTAAGCAAGGCACCGTATAAACTGTTCAAGTTAATTTTTTTAACTAGCTGTCTCTTGTCCCAAAATTCAAACTCTTTGGAATCAGTTGCCGTCTTAGCCTTTTTCTGCAAGTCCTTACGTTCACTGTACCAACGTGCCAGTAAGCCAGGAATAACACCCTGCTTTTCGTAGGTAAAGATAGTGCCATTGGCACTGAGCATCCAAGGATTACCACTGAGAAAGATTATTTCATAGGCTTGACTTGCTGACATTTCTGTGCTGCGACCATCTTCCCAGTCAATGACAACATCATAGCCTACATTGCGGTTCATGATTTCATCATACTCATAGATATTAAACTTGCCGTCCCAAAAGTCAGCAAATCCTTTACCTGCTCGTAACCATTGGTCAAGTTCTTGTTTGGTTTTTACTTGTCTAACTTGTCCTATAATAGTTTCGGGACTCATGTTAAGAGCACGAATAAGACTGGGATATAGACTGTTTAAGTCCATGCTGCCAATCCAGTCATGCATACCTTTTTTAGGATATGCAACATAAGCACCTGCTGCCTGTGTTTCACTGCCTTCAGTTCGGCGACGATCTGGCACCATCAATCCACGACCATGTGCTTCATTAATAATAGCCTGATCAGTAACGGCTACAGCACTTAGTGTTTTTCTAAGAGTAACTGTATTGGCATGTGCCAACACATTGACTAAGTCAATGTACTGTAATTTATTATCAAGTTTAACCAGCAGCATGGTGTCTTGTTTATTGTACTCAATGAATTTTTCAAAGTCATTGTTATACAGCTGGTCCAAGGTGCCTTCATATTGAACTTTACGTTCGCCCAGCTCATACTCGCCAATTGCATCTAGTCTATAACTGTGCATTTCATGATACGTATATTTTCTATAAAGTTCAAGATAATCTAAATGTATACGCCCAATAAGATCATAAGTTTCAGAAATCTTACCATACTTCTCAAACTCACGTCTAACAGGCTTCATATCCCATAGGCACAAACGCTTGGTATGATCAGCACCCAATAAGCGTGAAATGCGATTGACCATATAGGGAATATCATATCCCTCACTGTTCCAGCCACTTAGTACGTCGGCATCGTCAACTAGGCTAATAAAATAATCTAGCAGTTCTTCTTCTGACGCACAGAGAACAGTATCATCAAATCTATCAACGATTGCAGCAGCCTGTTCATCTGACATATCAATAGGCTTAATACATAAGGTGATTAATTTAGATAACCAACTACAATAAACAGACACCGCAGTAACAGGGTTAAATGGGTCACTGGGATCAGCAAATCCTTTTACGCGATCATAAGCAACTTCAATGTCAAAAAATGCTTTGTTTAAATCTGGAGTGTCAGAATTTAGATAGTTGGCTTCTAAGCAACGGTTGAGCGGCTGTATGTCGCTTTCATATAATTTTTTATGTCCATATACCTTACGCTCTTTTTCAAAGGCTTTGCGACTTGCCACTGCTACTTTGGCAAGTCGTTGTCCGTCAATGCCGGTATACTGGCCCTTGTTGTCAGGATAGTAAAACACATAATGAGCAGGATAGTGTCTTTCTTTCCTTTGCCCATTTACACGTTCTACTACCTTGATTATGTCTTTGTCTTTAACGTAAATTGCGTCAACGTAACTCATCAATATCCATTACTAAACATTTGGCCGCACCTCCAGCCTTCATAAATTCACTGAGATCAAACATTCTACGATCATACCCCAACTTTTTTAACATGTACTTTACCTCATTACTGCAAACTGGGGTAAACACATTATTGTATAAGCATACACTATTACAGGCAAAATGTAAAGCGTCATCTTCATGTACATCGATAGTGGTATCAAAATGGTTTCTTATTGCTTCTTGACTGTTAGCATCAAACGCACCAGGATACCACATTAGTTCACCGTTGGGTAGGGGACAAAAGCAAGTATCTAAATGATACCAACGTGGGTCTACTAAATTAAGCGTTCTAATATAGCAGCCCAAGATTTCTTCTAGTTCATCTACTACACCGTAGTCTGTTCTAAATCCAGTGCCCAACCAAACATGCCCATCAGCATCTTGCAGCATGTCGCCTTGTCCTTCAAAACTCTTGCTAACAGTATGGACTTGATATCCATGGCTAGAAAAATAATGGTAGAAATGTGATTCCTCCATTTGCCGCTGAACATGCTTGAAATTACTCAATATTATATTCTTACCAGAAAATTGAAATCCTGCATTAGCTGTAAAAACCATGTCTGGGCACAATTTATCTGGATCTATTAGTTGGACTGCGGCACAACTACGAATCATTGCGTACAATAATTGCCATTGCTGTTCAGCATGAGCTTTGTCAATAAAATTTTGATTACCTGTCATCCAGGGATTAATGTCATATACAACATTAAAATAACGAGGATAGCACATCAACACTTGTTTCATAAAAATTTTATTCCTAACACTGTTAGTATAATTAAATTACAAAAAGCATTTGTTATTATCACAGCTTGTTCTTTCCATAAGAAACCAAGCCATATCCATAAACAATTTCCAAAAAATTGTAGCATTATACTGTAGGGATAAAACCATGATCCTGCCAGCATGGTAACGCTAACCATAATTATAGCAGTGGCTGACCACTTTACATAAAAGTCAAGTGGTTTCCCTGTCATTAACGATGGCCCGCTACTTCAAGAACTTCCTCTACTTCAGTAAAGTTATTTTGCTCTTTTTCGAATTCATTTTTATAGGCAATCTTAAGTGCCTTTTTTAGCGTTGCTGGTTTCATATCAAGTTCTTCGGCAATGCCCTTGATAGTGTCATTGAGTCCTTCATTTAGTGCAGCAACTTCACTCATCACTTGAATGCCTTCGCTAAAAAGTTTTTTAATTTTGGCAATTTCTTCGGGTTTGAACATGCGTTCG